ATTAAGTTCTCTAAGAACATCATTGGTAATAGTTAAAAATGTTGTAGCCATAATTTTATATAAAGGTGGAGAGGTCCGTTAAGACCCCTCCGATTTTAAGGTTAGTCTACTAAGTAGAATGCACCTACTAGAGCTTCTTCTCTAAGTACTTTCGCACCATAGACGTGAAGACCTCTAACAATGTCACCAAACGATGTTGGGTCTCTCAACACTTCTGTTGAAAGAATTGTGTTAGCAGTTGCTGTAGAAGACATGTGACCTGCCAAAACTTTACCAGTTGCGTTAGATGTCGCAGCGATATTATTTGACTTGTACATATCAAATCCACGTAGTTTACCTGTAGATACTAGACCATTTCTGATTGAACCTTGACCTGCGTTAAAGTCAACAGATAATAGTTTAGAACCAGATTGTGATAACTCTTCGTAAAACGAAGGTGGTGCAACAAACCATCTACCTTCTTCAGGTACAGATTGGTCGTCTAACAATCTAGCCATTCTAGCCATAAGGTCTAGTGCATCAACACCAGTTCCATCAGAACCTAATAGGTCAACAGAATTAGTTGCGTGAGTCATTGAAGAATCAGCAGTAGAACTGTCAGAACCTATAACGTGGTCTGGAGAAGATGTTGATAACCCTGAGAACATAGTTGCTATTATTGCAGCATCATATGAATCTTTAAGGGCATATGCAGCAGAACTAGAAGCAACTTCTTTAAAGTTGACATGTGACATGTTAGTTTCAATATCATCTACGATGAATTTGAAAGCTTTAGCACTATCAACAACAAGAGTTAATTCTTGGTCTGTTAGCTTAGTTTGAGTTGTATCACTACCTCTTGTGTAATCAGACACAGAGATAACGGGTTCTTTGATAATCCTAACTGAGTCTCCGAAAGCAGATATCTCACCGGCATAATCGGTGTTCGTAATGGCTTCTACTACCGAGGCTTTTCTGAAAAAGTTTAAAACCTTTTTAGAGTAAACCTTGGGTAAAAAGAAACTATTAGTCTGTCCACTTACGGAGTTGGCAAAGTTAGCATCAGTATCAGTACTCGGTTCGAAAAATTGAGCCATGATAATACTCCTTTATATAAGTATAGTTTATTTTATGATTCTGCCTTCTTGCATAGCATCTGATATTTCTTTTTCGTATTTATCAAACTCTTCTATGCTCATAGCAGCAATCTCCCTTTCGGACCAAATCTTTTCCTGTTTAGGTTCTACACTTGTAGTTTTAGTAGAAACTAAATCAGCAGCAGATGAGGCCGGTTTAGAAATTGACTCTTTTACTTTTGGAGAGTCTACATTAAAATCTTTTTTAAACAAATCAAGGGCCCTAGAAGCTAAATCAGCATCATTACTATTGCCTAATATCCATTGTTGAATAGATTGAGGCTGTTCATTTGTCCAATTTTGAAACTCATCACTATTTTTAATTTCTTCAAAATCTGGATGATTTTCTTTTAACCTTTTTAAAGCATCACGTTGTATTAACTCTTGTTCTCTAGCTTGGAGTTTACTAAGACGTTCTTCTAGAACTTTTGCCTTAGATTCGCTTTGTAGATGAGCAACTGTTTCAACAACTTCATACACATCAGGATATTCTTTCTTAAATTGGTCTAATTCTTCTTCAGTTTTAGGAGCTTTGTATTCAGTTCTATTTTTAGTAGCTTCATCCAATAACTCTTGTTCCCGAACTTTAAACTCATTAAGTTTTGTATCATAATGTTTTTTTAAATCATCATAGCGTTTTTTGTAGTTGGGTCGCTTATAAGGTTTATCGCCTTCTTCAGCTACTGCTTCTACTTCTTCTACTTCATTTACTTCAGACGTGTCTGTTGTATTTTGATTGTAGAATAAACTTTCTGATGAAACAAAAGGTTTATCTTCTGTATTGTGCCAAGCTTTTTTTTGATTATAAGGATTTGCTTGTGGTTCTTCCTCTTGTAAGACTTCTTGAGTCATTTTCTTCTCCTACTCAGGGCTTCGTTTAACAAGGTAGCTGCGTGTGCACTTGCAGGGCTTGTCTTGTAAAGGTAGCCTTTCGGTTAATATTGTAATAAAGTGCCTATGCCTAGGGTAGCTTTATCGTGTGTTAGCTCCGAACATGTCGCTGATAAGGGTCGAGCATCATTTGCGAACGAATTGCATCGCCCGTTAAATCCTCTTCCTCTTGAAGCGTAGCTTCAGAACCAACAGTCTCTTTAACAACTCGTATATTTTGAGTTGTCTCTTGAGGCTGCTCAAGTTCCATTTGCATTTGCTCCTCTCTTATCGGCCCACCTTCTTGAGCTTGTTGTCTTTCATCTGCTTCACGTTCTGCTTCTCTCATCATTGACATTAAATTGTCAGCTCCAAGTTCTTTAGTCGCTTTAGCAGTAAAGACAAACTCGCCATCCGATAACCTTGCGGGTATCGAATCGGACTTACCAGTACCGGGACCTGTCACAGTTCCAGAACCTGTAAATTCTGTTGCACTCTCTACTACTTGGTCAAATATATCACTTAACCTATCATCTTTTTCGAGAGCATCTATTAAATAATTTCTATCTTGATTAGACAATGTTTCTTCTATAACATAGTCTACATAATCTTCTTCCATTTGTTCGTCAGGAACCATTGGAGCTTCTACTTCTTCTACTCCACCTAGCATCATTTCCATTTGTGAATCTACGTCACCACCTTCTTGAAATACACCTCTGCCTTTTAATATATCAGCTTGGGTAACTTTACCATCGCCTGTTAAATCTGGAAATTCTTTTTTTGCCATTATTAATCCTCTATTCTATTCAGGGCTTCCTTCACCTGTTCCTCCAACTGCTCTAGGTGTACCAGAGAACGTAGTTTCCCCTGCAACCGGAACATTTCCTGTTCCGATGTTGCCACCACCAGTGCCTGTTGGTCCAAGGTTTTGAGGTGATTGAGGTGCTCCTTCAGGGCCTCCCATATCTGCGGGTTGTGGACCACCGGGGTTAGCTTCTTCGCCTGTTGTTTGGTTAGCATTTTGCATTCCTATTATCTGTGCCATAATAGCTGCTTCTTCAGGGTCATTGAGTATTTCATCAGGGTCTAAATCTAAGCTATAGGCTAATTCACTTACGAGTTTAGAAATTTTAACAAAAGGAGCAATAGCCGGACTTTGTGCAGTCTGTAAGAACATTGTTAATCTTTGACTTCTTACCTCTTTTTGCATCAAGCTATTCGTTCCTGTAGCTTTAACTTCTAAATCACCTTGAACATCAAGACCACCTTCAAAGAATTGCATATTCCATTGGAAGTATGATTCTCCTAAAGGCTTTAATAAAAAATCATCAAGATTCTTTATTACAGTCTTAATATTTAAACTAGATGCCCCTAATAACATAGACATACCAGAGGCTGTCCTTGTCATACTTTGTACACCTGTTTGCCCGTGAGAGTAACTAGGTATGCCTGTTTGTTCGTCTGCAAGTTGTCTAAACTTATCAAACATCATCATATTTTCTGGTGCAGTATTTGGAAATTTTAAACCATATATTGATTGTCCCGGCATTCCTGCTTGTCTTCTAAAGACTTTACCCGGATATACTTCCATTGACTGTCCACCTACTAAAGCTGATTCATCTACATCAAAAACAAGAGAACCTGCTAAAGCTAAGTTATCAATAGCCATTCTAGCATGACCATTCATAATCTGTTGAGAATCATCCATATTCTCAGCTACACCAATACCAAAGAAGTTATAAGGGTTTCTTTCGTAAGGAAAAGCATTGTAAGGTATGCGATAAGGAGTAAATGGATTGATAACTGCTCTAAGTAAATTATCTCCACATACCCATGCATTAATCTGAACTTCGTCTAAATCATCAATAGATTCATCAAGCTCTATACCAACTTCTCTAGCATATTCAGCATCCATGATGCCCCAATATTCTAAAACTTCAAAGTTAGTTCCGTAATCATCTTCTCTAGAATCGTCTTTTAATTGACTTTCAAAATCTTTTTCTACATAGTTTGCACCCATTTGAATACAACTACGTATAGCTTCTTCATCAAAATAAGGCATATTACGGAGTTGCCTTAATTGACTTTTGTTCATTTTGTGTCTATGTACTACATATTCACATTCTTCTATATTTGTAGCTGCAGGGTCTGGATAAAAATCCCAACAACTTACAAATTCTATTCGAGGTACACGAACTTCTAATGGATTATAATTTCGACCTTCTTCACTGTTAGACCATTTATGTAATTTTTTGTTAAAATTAAATGGACCTTTAACAATACCTGTTCCTAATAAGGCTGCTTCTAGTAAAGCATTTCTAATTTCAGAAGAACCATTAGATTCTTCTATTTGGTCATGGATAAGTTTTTCCATTCTTCTTGCAGCTTTTTCTGCAGGACTTAATTCTGGAATATCTGGAATCGCACTAAGACCTTCTGTAAGTAAATCATCAGCTTGTTCCTCAATACTTTCTACATTAGGGTATGTAGCACCGGCAGGTAATGTACGACCATCTCCTTCATATCCAACATCATATGGGTCACCTACGACATTACCTAAATTATCTTCGTTTATTTCTAAACTTGGTGTAGGATTTTGAACATCTAAGTAAGCATTTTCTTGTTCTCCTTCTGGTATTTTAGTTTCTGCAATACCAATAGGAAATTTACCTGTGCCAAAAATAACATCAACTAACTGACCAAAAGCTGCTAGTACTTTTGTTTTTGTTATCTTAACAAAGACTCTAGATTTTTCAGAGTCTCTAAACTTAACTGATTTTTTGTATAACCCTCTATAATTTTCGTAGGCTCTTAACCATCTTGTTTCATCGACCTCTCTAGCATCTTCTGCTTTTGCATAACGACTATTAATAATACCAACAAGATTTAATTTTTGGTCAAATTCTAAATCAAGATTTTTACCAGACTCTCCTTCAACATCTACATAGATATTATCAGAGTTTAAAAATGTATTTTCTTCTGCCATACTTAATATCCAAAGTCTGAGTCAGCAGGTTTAAACATATCTCGTTTAAATCCCCGCATTCGCTCTAATGGATTTTCCATTCGAGGTCTACTCATAATCATATAACGCAATGCATCATATGCGTGGTCCGAAGCATGTGTATCCACATCTTCAGGATTGGTTTTGGACAGAGGAATACTTTGTAATTCTCTTATCAAGTTAGGGCAAGTATTAAATATTTGCAACTTTGGTCTGCCACTTTCTCTAATTTTTAAATATTCGTGTATTTGAATTTTACCCTGTATGCGATTTTTATCGGCTCGTCTAAGTTTATGTCCGGCTCTAAGTAGAGCTTCGCCTACAGTTGGACCAGTTGTACCTGTTTTAGCCCATGCTGCAGTATCTAATACACCATTTACGGAGAAAGGGTCTTCTATCTCCATATCGGTTATTATAGCCCCTAATTCTTCTCCTGTCAAGCCTTTTCGATACAATTCGCGATAAATAATCAAAGTATTATCATTTATATCAAGAATACCCCATAAACAGCAACTTTCTGAAGCATATCCATAGTCAATACCTTTTACACGTTCCCAAGGTAAAGGTAAAGCAAATGGAGCAATAACATGAACATTTGGGTCAAATTCTACAAATGCTGCACCTTCAGCAACATCCCAATTACCTTCAAGAAGTTGTTTACGTTGTAATGGTGGTAACGATTTTAACATCTGCTCATAGACTCCATCTTTAGCTAAGTATGGATTATCTATTAACTTTGCAGGGATAAATTTACGTGTTAAACCATCAGCACCTAAAAAACTTTTGTTAGGTTCGCTAGAATCAATATATCTTTTTTTAACCCAATGAGAACCAACACCGCCGGGGTTCGCAGTGCAACGTAAATAAGTTTTAATACTAGGGTCTGTTGTTCTTAAACGAGAAGCTAAATAGTTCCATGAGAACTCAGTAGGTAGGTGTGTAATTTCATCAAAACCAATCCAAGAATAGGCTTGGCCTTGATATCTGTATACGTCAGCATCTCGTTCAAGAAAACCAAATTCAACTTTAGCCCCTGATGGGAAGTTCCAAAGTTTTTCTACTTCTCTAAACTTAGCTCCGGGAAATGCTTGTGGATATAACTCACGAGATTTGTCAATCATTTCTCGCAGTTCAGGCATTGACCTTCTAAGGATTAGAGCTCTATGAGCAGGTACATGAGCATAGCGTAATGGGTCTACTATCATTGCATAGCTTTTACCACCACCGGCAGCACCACCATAGAGAACATCTTTTTCATCTGCAGCTAAGAACTCTGTTTGTGGTCCTTCGTTAGGATGAAAAATAACTTTTGATTCTTTAATAACTTCTTGAACAGAAGGAGCAACTGAAGCTAATTCACTTTCAATAACTACAGTATTATTAGTTTGTTCTGTAGCTTTTTTAATAACTTCTTTTTCTTCTTTTACTTTTTTTTCTTGAGCTGCTATTTTGGCTTTTGCTTTTTGTATTTCTTTTTCTTTTTTTGCTAAAGCTCTTTTTCTTCGAGTTGCAGCACTAAACCTACTCCGAGGTTCTTGAGGAGTTACTTTTTTAATAATTTTGGAAAGACCTACGTGACTAATTTTTCTATCAGCTTCTATAGATAATTGTTCTGCTGCTTCACGTAGCGATGATTTTTTTTCTTGAACTAAAGTGATATACTTTAGAAGAAGTTCTTGTTGCTTGGGAATAGGTTTGAGATAGCCTTTAATTTCAGATTGCTCATAACCAAATGGAATGGTTACACCTTTCTTTTTAATGTACCCTTCTTGAGGCATTATTTACCTTTATTAAAGATTTTATCCCAATTTTCGTCAAAAATTTTCTTAGAAACACTAGATGGTTTAGGTCTAGAACCTTTACTTATACGACCACCATTCTTCTTATTTGTCATAAGAACTGGTTTTTCATTGCTTCCTATTTGTGCCATTATTTTAATTTCCTGATTCCCATTCTCTACACGCTTTTAAAATACTTTTAATTTCTTTTTTAATTTTTTTCCATATAGGTCCAAACACCCAAGGATATTTATTATTAAAATAAATTAATAATATACTTATTAAGATTAATAGTAATATTTGTGTATCGTCCATGATTTATTTGTTTTGTTACCATTTACTTTAATTATTATTTTTTAATTGGTCTGATGCTTTATTCATAACTTTATAATTTCTATACACTATATAGGTTAATGTTGCATTAGCTCCTACCATCATATCACTATCAAGATTATTACCAACTAAAGTTGCACCAAGTGCTTTAAATAAAATTAATTTATCTAGTGAAGGATTATTTCCTAGTAAAGGATTGCCTTCAACTATATTTGGTTTTTTTAATGCTCTATAAGTTGTGTAAACATCTAAAGCATTTAATCCCCAATATATTACATATTGTTGTTTTGTTGGTGGTTCTTCATATTCTATAAATTGTAAAAATCTTTTAGGTGGTTCTTCTATTTGAACCGTAGTATTTTCATCAAGACTAGGTATAGCTAAATTTAATGTAGCTAACAATATA